TGTTGATACCAGCTCTAAAATTTAACTTTGTAAATGGCATGAAAAAATTTTAGCACAAAGCAGAAAAAAAACACTTTCTACCCGATATTGTGTTTTACACAGATTTGCATACATTTGTAATTTCATATATATTAAATTTATGTCAACTACAAGATACAGAATTTATCAGATGCTCACAGATAAAATACCTTGTGGTTTTACCACTGTTGAGGTCAGATCGATAGGTTACAAACATGTTTGGCTCAGACAATACCGCACTGGTAAATATGGTTTGAAACCAAAACGGTATAGAAAAATAGATCGAGATTTGTGGGATAAATTCACCCAAAACCAATACTTCGATAGTAAAGTCGCCTGCTGTTGATGTTTTATCGCCACCAAAATCAATCGCACATACAGCTTTGTTAGAGTTGTTAGTGTTGTAAATCAAACAGCCTCTAGCAGTCACAGTAGCATTGCTAAATGTTAAATCAGCAAAATCAACTATCGCTGTAGTACCTGATGTCGTTGGTGTCACATTTGTTAAAGCAGAACCACCACTTGTGTAATTAGTACCTGAGGCTTGTCCTGTTGTCACAAAAGCAGTTGATCCAGCACCCAAAGTAGCCGAGCTGGTATAAAGTGCTAGTTTGAAAGAGTCAGCTCCATTCGTAAAATTATGCCC